CCAAAACAGATTGAACTCCATCCCTTTTCCCTTTCATGTTTTCTATTGCCTTCACCAACATACTTTCTAAACCATGTTGCAACAACATCTTATGCCCCTGACTATCAAATACTACCTCTACATTGGCAGAGCCATCTATGTTTTCTCTAATTCGTTTGATCTGTATCAGCATCCATCCACACCTTTATGTTTTGATTAAAGTCTGCTTTCATAAGAACTGGCTTATTTAGGCAATCTAACATTCTATACAAAGTCTCTTTTACTTCTTCTTTATTTTCTCCCATTACACCAACACCTCTTGCTGTGTACATATAAGGCTCATGGTTCTTATCGTAAAAGACCTCGCACACCTCTACCCAAGGTTCTCCATCGTTCTCGTCTGAAAAGTCTACCACTCTATGATTCCAATGCATTATTTACTCGCCAATATGTAGAGACCCACATTACTAAACGCATACCCTGTATATACAACTGCCATAGGCATATTCCCTTTTAGGGCTTGTTCACACCCAATATAGGCATAGATTAAGCCTGTAACGATAATTAGCCAAGCACTCATTTTTTTATTCGTTTAAAGCCCATAATTTTTCACAGTCTTTCATGTTTTGTGGCTTATCTAAGTCTTTATTTTCATAAATAGATAACCTATCTTCCAACTCCGTTATGCGTTTTGCTTGTTGTAGCAACATATTTGATGCTAGAGATCTAACTTCCCATCTATCTTCGCTACCAAGACAATCGGTTAATTTTTCTGCAAGTTCTAATGCGTTCATTTATCTTGTACCTTTCTCAACTCTATATGCTTTTGTAGGATATGCCAGAACTCAGATTTTATTACTTTCATTTTTTTCCCCTTGTAACTTTAATAATCTTATACGAGTTCTACAAATAAGTGTTAAGTATTTTCCCTAATACTTGTATATATTTTGTATATACATATCCTAAAGACAATAGAACGACCAACATCACCAAGGTGATGATTTCTACAAGTGATGTATCTTGTTGCAAAATCTGAATAGCTGGCTTGTACCAAACTACTCGGCTATCGCAGGTGTCGACCCTCGCTGTCTGCCACTTCCTCGCAGACCCTCTAGCCCATCTAGCATTTTTCTATAGCGTGCAGCATTTAACGCTTGTCTGGTTGCAAAAGGAAAACCCCAATAGTCTTAGGAGGGGTATGTCCCTTGGCATGGGCAACTGTTGACAGTTGGAAAGCAGATTTCTCGCTGACTGTCTACAACTACACATACCCCGCCTAAAAATACTGGGGTTGTAACTGCTTTCCTTGTCTTGGTTGCCACACCAGACGATTCTATTATAAACCATTTCTTTTACCACTCCCATCTATGGGAGAGGTTAAAACTCAAACTCTTTGTAATCATACCTCCCATTTTCTTTTTTGTACCAGCCGAAAACCAAGATGCGCCAGTTTGACCTTAAAACTTCTGGCAACATAGGCGATTCGCTTATTTTTTTTATCCGAGTAGACATATTGCTTTTGGAAGTAAGTTGGATGGCTACAGTCTCTCCGTTTCCAATAGCCAATATGTCGAATATGCCAAACAAATCTTTTTTTCGTTTGGTAAAAGCGTTGTACGATTCCACGACATCGCATTGGTAGCCTCTTTCGGTCATTAGCGCAATGGTGCGCTGATTAAGACTAGCCAAGATCTTGTGCTGTAATCTTGCCTATCCATATCTTCTCCTTTTGTAGATCTTTGATTCTAGCCTAATTCTGTAGAAATGTAGATATTAGGGTTTATCCTAGTATAAATATTCTACAAATCTCTACAAATCGTGTATAGTCATACCTAACGACATTTCTTGTGAAGGGGAAATTGACATGACAACAAGAGCTACATTTACAACTAAATACGCATCCATGCAATCTGAGTTTGGCGAGTCTTATGCCAGCAAATTGTTTGGTGATTTTATTAACAAAGTGCCTAAGTATTCCAAAGGTAAAAACAAAGGCAAATACAAAGGTCAGTTGTCTTGGACTAAGGTTGACTCTGGTGGTTTTGTTAAAGAGGCATATAACGCCAATGGTGGATATGTTGAGACTCGTAAGGGTTGGGTTGTAGAAGCTGAGATTAAAGATGTTTTTACACATGAAGTTTATGTGTCTCTTAAAAGAAACACATCTGATAACGAAGTAGTTATTAATTTTGCAAACTAGGGGGTAATATGAAAAACTGGCACATGGTAGTAATTGGAGTTTTATTGATTATTTTTGCTCAAACAATGTGGTATTTGACAGGTAAGGGGATTGTATGAATAAGTATGATGCTTGGTTAGAAAGTGGTGCAGATCAGCAATGTTTAGGCGATCAACAGGAGTATGTGTGGACTACCTATATGAAGCCAGGTAAGCCATGCGATCCGATGGACTTGGATAACTTCCAAGAGTATCTTGCAGATGCAACTGCCGATTACAAAGGTGCTGAGAAGTGGGAGAATCTGCGAGAGTATGCAGATAAAGGTGAATGGGAAAAGTTTGGTAGGGCTATTTATTTTCTAGTCCACGACCATATCGAAAACAAATTAATTGCGGAGGAAGAATAATGTCTAAATATTTAGAACTTAGAAATGTAGATGTATCGGACAAGGTAGAGAAGAAAAATGGTTTGTCTTATCTATCTTGGGCATGGGCTGTAGACACATTGTTACAACGAGATCCACAAGCTACTTGGTCTTATGGCACTCCTGTAGCATTTGGTGAAACTGTCATGGTATTTTGTACAGTCAATGCGTTTGGCAAGTCTATGACCGCACAGTTGCCGGTAATGGATTACAGGAACAAAGCCATTGCTAATCCAGATGCGTTCTCTGTTAATACAGCTATGCAGCGTTGTTTGGCAAAAGCAATTGCTCTACATGGTCTTGGATTGTCTCTTTATGTCGGAGAAGATTTGTGGGATGATATAGAGATAGACTCTACAAGTCTTGTAGAAAAGATTGCTAAGTCTGCTGATCTTGTAGAACTCAAGGTTAATTTTGCCTCTGCGTACAAAGAAGTTGCTAAAGACAAAGAGGCTTTGAAAAAGGTAAACGATGCCAAAGAAAAGAGAAAGGCAGAATTAAGTGAGACTAGCCAATGAACAGCCAGATAATGTATGCCTTGAGTGTGGAGACAAATGGGGTATCCACAGACTCAAGAGTTCAGAGAGCCATCGTGTATGGGTAGACCAATGCGATGTATGTTTAAAACTCACAGCCGTAGCAGATGCCTCGGAATATGGATATATGAAGGATGGATGGGATGGAGAAAAAGTGGTGTCATAGTTGTCAAGTTTTTCGACAAAAAGATGGTTTTAAGTTGGTAAAGACAGGAAATAGAAACAAGCCTGTAATGCGTTGGAAATGTGAATTTTGTTTAAAAAGGGAGTCGGAGAGAAAATATGGGAAATAAATTTTTTGAAAGAGCTAGAAAAGTAGCAAGGGATATAGACGATGGGGTTTATATCTACACACCAAGCAGCACAGATATTACGATTAGATGGCGCAAATTGTATGGTTATGTGCCTGCAAGTGAGCAAGCAAAGTATCAAAAGAAATGGGCAGAGTTCAGGGCATTAACCACCAGAACTTTGGAAAATGTACAAGCACCAGAAGTGCCAGGAGTCGTGCAATGGAAAAAGTGGCAAAAAGTTTAGTAACAATAGGTATTTACATTTTCTTGCCTTTTGCGATAATTAAACAATCTTGGGATTTAGCAAATACTTGGATCGAGGAAATTATTAAATGAGAAACAAGCATTGCATGGATGCGTTCTACAAGACCCTAAAGGAGATAGATATTCCTTCTGGTCAGTCTATGATCTGCGAGCATTTTTTTGCTTGTGGATGGGATGCAGCCATTGATGCTTTGTCTATCGCATACCAGAGGCAATTTGAAGAAGATGGAGTCGATACTCAGCTTATTAGGAGAGAACCGCAAGAGCCACCATCAGACGATGACAAGGAGTGATTGGTATCCTGTATGTTTTGTAAAGAAAGACTACCAAGCATGGAAGTATTATCAGAGGTGGGCTAGTGAGGTATGTAGTGTGTGCGATGATTGCACAGACGAGTATCAGAAGAAGATGAAGAAAGAAAACAGATGTTTTATGGGGGAATGTATGGAACTATCTAGCAATAGTCGTAAGTATGGAAAATGAACCAGTTTCTCAGGCTATTATGGTTGTTCGTGAAGTAGAGCCATATAAGTTTGATATACAAATAGAAGGATCTGATTTATCCTTAGAGGTGTCTCAGATCATGGTGA